CTCCGTTCCACTATCTCCACCACGAACAGGTAGAAAGTAATCTTCGGTAACTGACTCTACATTATATTTTAAATTATACTCACCTGTGTTTTGGTCGATAACAGGTGTCTTCTTCATCTTATTGATGATTCTTTGCATGAATTGTTCAACTTCTCTTGGTGGTATGTTACCAACATCAATCTTGAAAACTCTTTTTTCGGGCGCCCTCATAATTCTATGTATCAACATGGCATCTTCCATCAAAGTCAATTGTTTGTATATCTTCCTTCCATTTTCTAACATTGAGCGCCCGTATGGTAAAAAGTTTGTATCAGATAAAACACGAAAATGAGCCATCTCATAATTTTCTTTTATCTCTTTTTTCTCCATGTTTATTTCAAACTGAATCAATTGTGGATTAGAAGGATCGTGATCTTCTAGTCTTGTGATGTCATAAGCAGAAATGGGTTTGACATTTACCACTCCATATTTATCTACTATGTCCAACTGAAGATAAAAATCACCATACTTGGTCATGTTACGAATCCAACTCCACAAATTATACTCAATGTTTATTACATCATAATATAAATTATGTAGAATTTTTTGAACTTTTGTGTTCTCACTTTTTACTTTTAAAATTTCTCCCTCAATATTTGTAACGGTACTCTCATCCGAATATATGTCAAGAGCAGAAGCGATAATCGGGTCTTGATCCATCAACTCATAATCTTTAAACAAGTCATGTTTTCTAACCTCATATGCAGCTCGTCTATTTTGAGCAACCGAATATGGATTTGAATATGTGTTCTGTATCAACCTCTGATATCGGTCAATAAAGTTTGATGTAAGACTTGTCTGTGTAAAGTCTAAATCCTTTACTACCAAACGATTATCGTCTGTCTTTCTAATGATTACATTAGATTGAAATAATCTACCAAGTCTTGTAAATAAATTGTCTGCCATGTTTTACCCCAATAGCCAAGTTAAATCTTCTTCTTCTCCGTTTTTAAGTTTTACCTTATACGGATTACTTTTCGGAGTAGATGGAGTCATTACAGTTGTATTACCATTTAGGTTTCCAATCGCACCAACTAAACTACTCTGAAACTCATTTCTCTCTGATTGAATACGGATAGCCGTATCCCTTATCCACAGAAGAATAGAATACGACATAACAAGGTCATCGTTATATCCCTCAAGGGCTTCAGTTTTACTATTCTTATATATAAATACAAAGAGTTCATCAATTAATCGTGTAGATTTTATCTTTACCATCTTTTCACGAGTATATTCTTCCATCTTTGCAACAATAAGTGGTTTAGACTTCATTGTTGTAGTAAAACCAGGTATTTTATTTCTATCTATACTTCTATATTTGTTTGTATGTTGTATGTCCTCATCTACAATTAGATGATTTTTTTCTTGATAAAAAAGATTTTCATATCCCCTATCAATGATAGTCTGTAAAGTTGCCCAACCTATGTTGTTGTTTTCCACAACAAGTAGAGCATCATTATATTTAGTTGCTAGCTCTATGAGAAAGTTTCCAAACTCGGTTGTTCCTAACTGACCTTTATATTCAGCAACTTGTTCCATTTCCTCTATGTCGAAAACTTGTGCGGCTGAATAGTCCGTTCCATCTCCACGAGCAACATCAGCACATATTAAATAATTCTTATCATAATTTGGATAATCCCATATCCAAAGATTTCTATCAAACCCACTCTTCTCATTTGGTTCACAACACATCTTTTCTTTATACCATTCCAATACGGCAGGATCAACCACAGAACGACCAGAACTTAAAAAGTCAGCATCACATTCTTGAGATGCCTTACTTGGTCCTAATATTCTATCTTGTTCTCTTCTCCACTCCTCGTCTCTTTCAGGATGGTCTGTCCAATGAAGTTTTACTGTATTAAATTTATTTAGACCATCTGTCGCATCCATCCAAGTTTTGTGAAACCAATTACCCACACCATTAGGTGTAGATATAGCGATACACTTACCACCAGTAGCAAGTGTCTGTTGAGCGGCAGTCCATATTGTATCAATTCTGTCAATAAAAGCAGCCTCGTCTAAGATTAGTAGAGATAGTGCCTCTGAACGACCAGCAGACTCGTTAGAAGCAATTGCCTTTATCTGTGAACCATTTTTAAATACTAACGACAACTTATTGTTTTCAACAATAGCAGTTTTCAACCATTGTGGTAGTCCATCATACATCACACGAACTTTTGTTACTAAGTTCTTTGCCGTGTCTTTTGCAGTAGCAATACATAAAATGTTTTTGTCTGCATTAAACAACATCATCCAAAGTGAATAAGCAGCAGTAAGTGTAGATATACCCAACTGACGAGATTTTAAAATAACATTGTAATCATTTTCTGCATACTCATCTAACACATCATACTGATAAGGGTAAAGTTTAAACTTTATTTTACCCCTCTGAGGATGTTGTATTACACAAAACTCATTTATAAAGTATGAAGGATCTTTAGCACACTTTAAATAATTTTGTTTTATTGCTTGTTTTAAGTTACTCATATTTTGTTTAAACCTTGTTCGTGATTAGCAATAGCAGTTGATACTGT